ATATGCTCTTCGTAATAACAAGATCGATGTTCCCTTGGCGGCACTCCTCAATCATGTGCTGAAACCCGGCTCGTTCTCTTTTTGTGCCGGTCGCAGCCTCATCGCTGTAAACGCCGCAGTACATCCACCCGTTGTGGCTCTGAATCATTTTACTGTAATAACTGACTTGAGCGGACAGCGAATGCAGCATGGCATCCTTTCCTGTGGAAACACGGGCATAAGCGCAAACACGCAAAGCTTTCGGCTGTGCGGGTATTAGGGCATCGACCCTTTCTACAACTCTCTCCATGTGGTTCACCTCCCTTGGTGTGTGACATATTACCTCTAAAAACACGATATATCCAGCGATTTCAGCGGAATATACTACACGAAGATATACCGTATTTGTTGGCTATAATTGTATCGATCTTAGCGTACTCTTTGGCTGATATCAGCCCCTTGGAACGCATACTCCGGGCGAGTGCCATCGCCATCTGGTAGGCAAACAGACGCTTATCGTAATCACTCATGGTCGATCTCCTTCCTGCGGAATTTCAAATAGCAGTCACGGGAGCAGAACACCCGATGGCTGTTGCCATAGCTTTCAAACTGCTTCCCGCAATGTCGGCAAGTGAGTGTGTAATACGCTTTTCGCTGCACTCTTTCAGGGTGCGCGTTCCACCACGCCATTCGGCAAGCATCGGAGCAGAACATCCTTTTCCGTTTATGCGGTGTCTGCTCAAGCGGAGCCAGGCAGTTTCGACACATGGCATTTGAGTCCGGCATCTCTTTGATCTGCACAGGATGTCTGGCGCAAAAGGACTTTACAGTGTTTAGCGGTAGCCCTGTTATAGCGGATATTTTCTTATACCCGTAGCCCTGGTGTTGGAGTTCCACAATTCGTGAGCGTTCCGTGTCTGTCATAGTGATTGATACCTCATTCCTGAGAAATAGCGTTTCTCGCTATACCCAGAGAAAAGGCACTTTTGTCAGGGTAAAATGGGCAAAAAAATAACGCCCTCCACGGAAAAATCCGCAGAGGGCGTGTGATAGGTTCGGTTTACTTGTTCGGAATCTTCAGCTTCATGCCGCTATAGATGACATTGCTTTTCAGCCCATTCAGTCTGACGATTTCCTTATAGCGGCTGCCGTTGCCGAGATACTTCTTGGCGATTGCCCAGAGGGTGTCACCATGCACCACGGTGTGGATGCGGTAATCCTCGGAGGGTTTCGTGCCTGCCACGGCAAGCGCAGAGGTCTTGACCGGCGACATGATGGCGTACTTACCGAACTCGTCCTTGTTGATGACCGTGCGGTCGCCGCTGACCTCTACCACATACCAGCGGAGCTTCTTCACCCAGCCGGGGATGGATTTGCCGCCATAGTAGGTGCTGCCTGTGATGGTCACGAGGTCGCCGACCTTGATAGACCCGGTGGGCTTGGCGGGTTCGGCAGGCTTTACATCACCGCCGAGAGCTGCCGTGACCTTGGATGCCAAATCGCCCATGCGGGCATACATCCAGTTGCCGGGGCAGCTCTTGTTCGCAAACCATCTGTGGACGGTCAGCACCATCTCGTCAGACTTCGGAGTGTAGTTCAGCGTCTTGGCCTTATCCCCCAGCCAGAGCAGCTTCGTCTTGCCATTGCGCTTGCAGATGTCGGTGCAAAGCTCGATGAGCCGCTGGTACACCACATCCTTGAACGCATACGGCTCGGTGTTGTCGCTGGCGCACTCGATGGTGACGGCTCTCTGGTCGTTGGCTGCGGAGGAGGAGCACCAGGAGCGGTTTTTCTCTTCCACATACATTCCGACCCGACCATCGACACCGATGCCGTAGTTGCTGCTTGCCTGCCGTGAGGTCGGCAAGAAGATGTTGCCGAGCGTTTCCACACTGCACTGACCCACCACGCAGTGAGGCGTGATGCGGTCAATGCTGTGGGTACGCTGCCCGGAGTGGTTCGGGCTGAGTTTGGTGTAGGACACCAGGGAACTGTTTGTGTAAGCCATATTATTCATCCTCCTTTTCACTGCGGTCATGAAGCTGCTCCAGAACGGATTTCAGCTTCTGCGGAATGGGCAGTCCCAGGTATGCGGCGTTTTCCAACAGGGACACGCCCTCATTCGACAAATAGAAGAAAATGACGGCAGTACGCATCACCGAGCCGCTGCCGATGACGCGGGTGTCGAGAATATGCCCGATGCCGACCAGGGCGAAGATGAGCACCTTTTTGAAAATGCCCTTGAATCCGACTTCGCTGGACAGCTTCTTGTCCACCACGGCGCACATGATACCGGTGATGTAGTCGATGACTACGAAAGCCAGAAGCGCGTAAAGCAAGCCGTCACATCCTCCCAAGAACCAGCCCAGCCAGCCGCCGATACCGGCGAATACCACCTGAATGGTCGTCCAGAATTCTTTCATGTTGTTTGTCCTCCTTTGAGATTAAAAATGGGTATGAAAAAAGTGACGCCGGAGCGTCACACTTTTCCGATAGCATAGATTGATACTTTGTAGGTTGCCGATGGTACCGTATTTGGTCTTACGGCAAATATCTTTCCGGGGTTGGTCGTTGTAGACCAGCTACTCGAACTGCCTCGCTCCACAAACATGGCGTAATTGCTGTTCTCCGTGGAGATATGGACATGAGGAATTGCCGCGAAGGTAAATGGAAAATTAGGGAGCGCAATTGCGCCGCTCTCATAGAGCACGCCCCATGCCGTCGAAATGGCGGTCGTAAAGGAATACTGACCCCAACATTCCGCTGTACCGCTTTTCCATTTACGATAATTCCAGATGCCGCTTGTCCCTTGCTGAATGACAAAATCCGCAAGGGGTGAGCCATCCACCCGCATATCCCCGGCAACATCCAGCATGGCTTGTGGCTCCGGCGTGTTGATGCCGACCTTCTTTTTCCGCAGTGCAATGAGGGGCGTACCCTGCGGAACAGTAAAATACAGATCCAGACTGCTCAAAGAATAGAGCTTGTCTTGGATCTGTAGATGAAGGTCGTAGGAACTGTTGGCATCCAGATTGCACAGTTCCAAATTGGAGTAGCTGAAAGAGGTTCCGCTTTTTGTCGTGCCGGAATAGATGCTGGTGTAGCTGACGTAACCGCTCTCACTGGTTTTCTTGTACCGATACCGCACATAAACCACGCTGTTTTTCTGCGTCCCGTCTACGGTCACAGCGGAAATAGAACCGCTGAATTTGAGCTGCATTTCCGCTTCAATGTCGTTGGTTCGTCGGAGTGTCACCGAGGATATCTTCGGCTTGGTGTACGGAATGACTGTTACCGTCCGTGAAGTTTCGGCGGTGTAGCCGCGGGAGTCCGTGACCGAGAGCGTGACCGTCACACTGCCGGACTTGGCGATCTTTCCGACTGTGATAGCAGACCCAGTTGAATTGGATGCGGATAAACCGTTGCAAGAAGCGGTATAGTTGGAAATGGACGCTCCGTTCTTCGCAGTCGCCGTTCCGGGGGTGACCTTGAGGGTTGAGTAGTCCTGTACGAACAGCTGATCGTTGCTCGTGAGGTTCTTTGTAGTCGTGTAGCTGTCGGCATAAGTGAATCCGCTTATGGTCGGAGCGGAATTGGTTGCCGTGGTCAGTACCGTGGCAGTCTTGCTTGAGGTGCTGCCGATCTGCGTAGACCCGCTGTAAGACGAAACCGCAAAAGTGCCGGTGAACGACTTGATGGATGCCATAGCGTTCAACAGCGTTGTCCTCTGCGCCGATGTCAGCGTGACCGTGCGGTTCGCCGTGCCCTTCGACCAGGAAAGCCCGGAAATAGTCAGGATGGTCGTGCTGCCGTTTTTGAGCACCAGCGTATTGGTGTAGGAGGCTTCGTACACGGTCACATTGATTGTAATGAAAACCGTGGCATTGTCCGCCGTCACCGTGTTGACACTATTCACCACAGCACCGCCCAGCGTCTTGACCGTGGAACTGCCGGAAGTGCCGTAGACATGGTTGTATTGCCGCCTTGCTCTGATCCTCACCGTGTAGTTTGTGTTCGGCGAAAGCGAGGACAATGTTACGCTGGCGCTGGTGGATGCCGTCGTTGAGAACTGCGTCCAGCTCGAACCGCCGTTTGTGCTGTACTGCCAGATGTCCGCCGTGGCAGAGGATGTAGCGGAGATTTTGAACCCGTTTGCCGTGACATTCGATGTACTGAATGTAACTGTGGGAGCAGAGCGGTCAATGGTAGTCAGCGTCATGCTGCCGCCGTATTCCTGTGAACCGTAGATATAAACACGGGTCGAGAATCCGACCGCAATCGTTTTGCTGCCGTTGCTGTCGTGAGCTACAGTAATCGTTCCGCTGACAGAACCTTTCTTTGCCGGGAAAACACGGTCATCCCAATAGGTACGGCCCTTTGAGTATACGGTCGTACCATTGATCGTTACAGTGGTCGTGTCAATGGTGTAGTAAGTGGATGCGCCACCGGTAGAGGTCAGCGTCCAGGAAAGTGTCGAGCTGTTACCGACCACATTCACGCTTTCTGAAATGTCCAGTTGAAGATAGCGCCCATCGTATGCTGCACTTTTCCAAGTTGCCATAGCTTTCCCTCCTTAATCCAGAATGACGATGTTCAGCCCCTCGGACGCCGTGGGCATCGGGACAAACTTCGTTTTGCCCACGGTCAGCTCGCCGTCCACCGTGGTTTTCTTGGTCTGCGTTTCGTCCTTGTTCAGGGTGAAGATCACCTCATCGTTGTAGTAACCGGCGAACTCCGTGTTCGTGATAACCGTCCGCTGGGACGATGCACGGTTGGATACCTCGATGCCCCGCTTGTCGATCTTGACCTCCTGCGTGTAGATCTCGTTAGGTGCAGGCGTCCACTTTCGGGGGATAGCTCCTTCGGAGATCATGATGTCCGCGAGGTAGATGGACGCATCCCGACAGTAGCAGTAAATACGCAGCGTAGGGTCGGTCACATCCGTGAGCGTCACGGAATAGTCCGCCCAGTCAAATGCCGTGGACTTATTGAACAGGTACTTGGTTTTGTTCCCGTTGTAGGTCACATAGAAATACCCGGACATGGTCGAGGTTTTCTTTGCCCGAACCGAGATCGTATAAGTGCCGGGAACCACCCCTCGGATGTACTGCGACAACGAGGAGTATGCGCCCAGCACAAAGCAGGAGTCGGAAATGGTGTTGTTCTGCGTATCCGTGGAGGCATCCGTTTTCACCGTGCCGGAGTAGCTCCAATCGTCCGTGATGCCGTTCAGCCCGGAAGAGTTCTGCACATAGTTGATGCCGCCGATGTACTGCTCCTGCATGGTGACGGACAGTCCATTCACCGTGTGTTCCAATTCCGAAACACGGCTTTCGGAGTTCAGCACCCGTTCCTCCAGGACGCCCTGGTCGTTGGACACTGTTTCCACCGTTTCGGTAAGGGTCGCCACATAGCTGTTCAGCCCGTCGATGGTCTGCTGGAACTGTGCGTCCTTCTCGGTCAGAATGGAAATGGTGGTGCGGATCGTTTCAATGTCGTTCTGCACCACCCATTCATTTCCGTCCCATATCTTCGTTTCCGGCGGGGTCACGGAAGTATCCACCCAGAGCTGCCCCTCATAGGGGTTCTCCGGCGGCGTGTCCGAGGTGACCACATCGCAGAGACTGATAATCGTGAACTGTGCCGATGCGATCATCTCACCACCTCCTTAAAGTGCCACAACGACCATAAAGGTTGCCTTGGTATCCACATCGGCGCTGGACACCGACAGGGTCTTGCCGGTCTTGCTGCCGTTGGTTCCCCAAGAGGTATCGACTACACCATCCTTGTTGTACTTCGTCCAGGTGTAACTGCCGTTTCCGGCTGCGTCGACCTCGGAGCCCGCCTGGTAGCAGACGGCGGTCAGCACAGTCGTGCCCTGGCCGTTCTTGAACACATCGCCGCCCGTGGAGGTGACGATAATCTGCAGCGGGTCGGAGTTGTCGATGAAGGTCGCCACATCGAAAAACTTCGTGTTATAAGAAGCCGATGCGGAATCCGTGTCCTGGGCACAGCACTTGAACACGGCGTAGCTGTCCACCGCTGCGGCGTAGACCGTGAGGGTATTGGTGGCCGTGCCGGTGTATTTGTCGGCGGTATCCGAGAGCTTGCGCCAGCCGATGCCGAAGTCTGCATCATAGCCGGTGGAAGAAGTAGCGGTGACGGAAGCGTCCATGACCGCCCACTTGTAGCTGACCTTGGTGGTGTCTACCGTAGAGCCGCGCCACAGCTCGGCCTTGGCGGTCAGACTGGCGACCTCCTCATTCTTGAACACATTTCCGTTGGGTGTGGTGACCAGCAGGTCGACGATGCCGGAACCGTTGACCACACGGGAGAAGGAAATAGTCAGCGGATGGGTCAGCGACAGACCGGTGCTTTCGTCCTTGTAAGTGATGACACAGCGATAGTCGATGCCGGGCAGCTCCGCCATGACATTGGCCTTGACCGTGAGGATGTGGCTCTTGGCACCACTGAGGGCGTAGTTCGTGCCTGCGGTGATGGCGGTGTTGCTGTCACCCACATACCACTTGACCGAGGTGACATTGGCGGTGGTGATCTGGTCGGCGGTGGTGCCGATGACATACAGACTGGGCGTCAGAACGAGGTTCTTCGTTTTCCAGTCGGGGGTGTAACTGCCGTTGTCGGGGTTATACATCTGGGTTTTGGCGAGGTTCGAGCCGATGTACCCCGTCAGCGTCAGTGCGTCATTGTAGTCGATGATGGTAAACTGGCCTTGTGCTTTGCTCATGTGAGAAGCCTCCTTTGAAGTTGTTGTATCTGAACCGGACACTGTGCCGGCTTCTGTTGTGGGTTCTGCGGTTGCCATAGTAAATTCCTCCGTTATAACAGGCTTTGCCTGGTCGTGGTGTCGATGAGGTCACAATAAAAAGTGGCGCGGACTTTGACATCCGCACCGGTGATGACCACGGACTTTGCGCCGCCGAAATGCTGCTCGTTCCAGACCTTGTCCGCTTCCGTATCCTCAGACACCCTTGTCCAGACAAACTGGTTGGCATCCAGCGTGTCGGTGATGTCCTCGTCCCAGGAGTACACCTTAGCGGAAAGCAGCGTTTTTACATTGCCGTTCTTGAAGATGTTCCCGTTGGACGAGATGATGACGAGCCGGAGCATTTTCTGCTCCTCGATGGTAGTAATGCGGTCGCTGACCTCGGTGACCTCCTTGCTGGTGGCGTAGGCACGAAGCACGACTTCGCCGCTCTCCAAGTCCCACCAGGACGAGCCGTCCTGCGATTGAATGACACCGGCTTTGATAATATTCGCCACCAAGGTACCGGAGGTGATGAAGTCTGCGACGATCTGACCGTCCGCCGTGATGGCGGTCTCATAGGGTCCGTTGTAGCCGTTATGGGAAAAACCCAAGCCGCCCACATTCCAACGCCAGACATTCACAGCATCGTCAATGGAGGGTGCGTCCAGAATGAGCAGCTCATAGGGCTGTCCGTTTTCCTCGGTGGTATGGATGACCACATAGCCGCCGCTCTGACCGGTGATAAGCCCGGTGGCTTTGCCGATGGCGGTTTGGAGCAGCTTCGGAAAGCGTCCCACCGTGGACTCCACCTTATCAACCGTTGATTGCACCTCGGAAATGGTGGTGATCATACTGGACTTGCTCTGACCGAGGGAAATGCTCACATACCGTTCGGCAAGAGTGTCGTACACGGTTTCAATGACCATAGCCGACACGCTCACGCCAAGCAGTGAATGCCGAATGGTGACGGTATCGCAGAGGTTGACCCGCTCCAGCAGTGCCGAATACTCCGGCTGTTTCCAGAGCGGCTCAAAGGACACCTTCACCGTGGGGATAGTCGCTCCCAGCGGATTTGCCTTGATGTAACTGTTTGCTTTTGCTCTGAGGGCTTCCTCGGTCACAACTCCGTCAAACTGGTCGGAGAAATCCATGATGAGCGTTTTTGCCCGGACGATCTCCGAGGTCACAATGGGGAGCGTGACCTCCGGCAGCGTGACCACCGTTTCGATGTCCGATCCTTCTGGGGTGTATACGGCATACGGGAGCAGTGCGGTATATACACCGCTGTTGTCCTCGTCCTGCTCCATGGCGGTGAGGTTCTTGCCGTATTCAATGACCACTCCGGTCTTCTCCCCACGGTGCGAATGGAACTTCACCGTGAAGTTGTCCCATTCAAACTCACCATACCATTTGGAGAGCATGGAGCCTTCCGTGCCGCCGAGACAGGCTCTGACGCTTTTCGGCTGCGTGACGGAAAACGCCTTTGCATCCGAGTAGTCCGTCCAGCCCGTGAAGCGTGTATCTCCGGCAAGGAGCTGCGAGAGAATGAGCTGTGGAGAGCGGCCCTCCGTCGAAAACGGCAGCACGGGAACATTGGCAAGGTCATAGGAAATGTGCTGCCCATAAATGGTGACGATGCCGTTGAGCGGCTTCGTGATACGGTAGATGCGGAATGCTTGGTCAGCGGCGGTGTCGTTGGGCTTTGCTTTGATGATGCACTCCTTTGTGATTAGCCCATAATGCTGACCGCTGACCGGATATTTCAGCAGGCACTCAAATATACCGTTTCGCTCCTCGGTGACCTCGCAGGAGATGGTGTCCGTCAGTACGCCAAGACCGAATGAACTGAAATCTGTAGCGCTTGCGGGGTAAAGTACGGGAATCATGGACAGCACCACCTTGGAATGACCTCAATCCTCGTTACATCGCCGGTACAGTTGATGGTGCAAACACCCGGCTTGAGAACGGGAAACTCCGTACCCTTAACCTTATCGTTTTTGAGGATGGTGTCTTTGAAGCAGTTCATCAGCTCACTGTCGATTTCAATGTACTCATCCAGATTGGAAATCATCATGCCACGGCCTTGGGGCTGTATCATTATTACCACCGTCCCGTTGCCATAGAGCTTGATATACGGTCGGCTCTCAAAAGCGGTCGGATTGGTAATCGTCAGTTCGGAAGCGTCAGCCGCCACCGTCTCCTGTCCTGCAAAGCTGTATTTATACGGCTTGCAGTTGAAGGTCACGGTAAAGCAGCCAATTTTATTCAGCTGCTCCTCAATGTCCAGATTGCCGGAAATAACGCCGTAGCGGAAATACTCCGCATCATAGGAGTCAGTAAGCTCATGGTATCTGTCCGGCTCGGAATAAAGCCAGCCCTTAATGTCCCGCAGGACAGCGGCAAGTGCGGCTATATTCTTCCGAGCGAGGAACACTGTGTAGGTCACCTTGATGTTGGCAAAGCGGCGGTTCGGATTGATGATGTCGCCGCTCCTGCCGGGAATGGAGATGAACTCCGCATCGTACTCCGGTGCGGAGAACACATCCTTCTTCTCAATATGCAGGCCGAAATCAGCGGAACTGCGGCCATTGTAGGTAAAAGAGGTCATGCGAATACCACTCCTTTCCGCTGGGCGAACTGATTCGCCGTTTCCATGACTTCGTTGGTGAGCTGACGGATATCCTCACTGCTGTAATTGTTGAAGGTGGCGATGTTCAGAGCGATGGTGAAAGCGGATGCCGCCTTACCGACCACGCCGTCCACGGCAGAGCGGATCGAGCCGTTCACGTCAAAGTCGGTGGGCAGAGCCGTCTGCATATCGTGAGCAAGGTCGCCCATGACGCCGTTGAGGTCCTCTGCCATTCCTTCTGCGGCTTTGACCGCTTCATCGCCGTTGTCGTCAATGGAGCCAGCAAGACCCTTGACCAGCATTTCACCGACCCATGCCATCTCCTTCGAGGGCGAGTGGATACCGAAGAAATCGCAGATGCCGTCCCAGATGGAGGAGATCCACCCGGACACCTTATCCCACAGCCACGAGGCAAGCTGGGTAATACCGCTCCACAGTCCCTTGACGATGTTGCCGCCGATTTCTACGATCTTATACATCAGAGAGCCGAAGGCTTTCACGATGCCCGCAATAATCTGCGGCACGGCCTTGACGATCTCCACGATAATGGTGGGCAGATTTTCAATCAGCGCAACGAACAACTGCACGCCCGCCATGATGATTTTATCGATGTTTCCAATCAAGGCATTGACAATGCCGGAGATGATTTGCGGAATCGCCTGCACGATAGTCGTGATGATCTGCGGCAGGGCTTGAATGAGGGAAATCAGCAAGTCGATGCCTGCTTGGATGATTTGTGGAATGGCATTCAGCACGGCGTTGATAATACCGTCAATGATTTTCGGGATGGCTTCCACGATTGCCATAATGATATCCGGCAATGCGGCAACAAGCGAGGTCAGAAGCTGAATGCCTGTTTCGATAATCTGCGGGATGGAGTCCAGCAGAAAGGTAATGATGCCGTTGATGATCTCCGGCAGAGCGGCGATCAACACGGGGATTGCGTCCAGAAGTCCTTGCGCCAGTCCCGTGATAAGTTGTAAGGCTGCGTCAAGGAGCATCGGCAGGCTGTCCACCAGTCCTTGTACGATGGTGACGATAGCCTGCACCGCTGCCGGAATGAGCGTGGGCAGCGCATCCGCAATGCCGGTCACCAGCGTGGACACCAACTGAACCGCAGCGTCAATAAGCAGGGGCAGATTCTCAATCAGCGTGTTCACGATGGTCATGAGTGCGGACACCGCTGCCGGGATAAGCTGCGGAAGCAAAGAAAGCAGCGTTTCCAGCACCTGCGAGAACAGTTCGGTGACTGCTTCCAGCAGTGTGGGCAGCAGTTCACCCACAGCCGTCAGCAGGGCATCCAGCGCCGTGGGCAGAGCCGCCACGATGTTCTCAATAACCGGGGTGATGTTCGCCACCACGGTCTTGAAGGCATCCACCATGTTGTTGCACAGCAGCTCCATGTCAGCGTCCGCATCACCAAAGCCTACGATGAGGTTCGACACGGCGGATTTCAGTGCATTGACAGAGCCGGAAATAGTGGCTTCCGCTTCTTTTGCGGTCGTACCGGCAATGTCCATGCTCTCCTGCATGACATGGATGGCTTCCACCACATCCGCATAGGAGGAAATGTCGTACTTGACGCCGGATATCTTCTCCGCATCGGCAAGCAGTCGCTCCATTTCCTGCTTTGTGCCGCCGTAGCCGAGTTTGAGGTTGTCGAGCATCGTGTAGTTCTGCTTGGCGAACCCTTGGTAGGCATTCTGAATGGAGGACATATCCGTACCCATCTTATTGGCGTTGTCGGACATATCCGTGATTGCCATATCCGCATATTTGGCGGCCTTCTCGGTATCGCCGCCGAGAGACTGGATGAGGCTTGCGGAGAAGCCCGTGACCGTCTCCATGTACTCGTTGGCAGAAAGCCCTGCCGTTTTGTATGCGTTGGCAGCGTACCGCTGGATCTCCTGCGAGGAGTCCTTGAACAGGGTGTCAACACCGCCGACCAACTGCTCGTAGTCAGCATAGGCGGCGATGACCTCTTTGCCGAGCTTCACGGCGGCGGCACCTGCGGCAACAGCCACAGCACCGAGTGCCACACCTACGGTTTTGAGAACCTTGCCGAAGCCTTCAAACTTACTGCCGGATTCCTCCGCAGCCTTGCCGCCCTCCTTGATGGCTTTCTCGTTTTCATCCAGCTCCCGGTTCATATCGTTGAGGGCGGCTTCGGCATTGTTGAGTTGGATCTGCCAGTTCTGGGTGCGACGGTCATTCTCCCCGAAAGAGGTGGCGGCATTCTGCAGAGCCTTGCGAAGGGTGTCGATTTTTGTAGTCTGCTCATCGATCTCTTTTCGCAGCACCTTATTCCGTGCGGCGAGAGCCTCCACGGATTTGTCATTTTTATCGAACTGAGAGGTGGCGAGCTTCATTTCGGAGCCGAGCACCTTGAAGGACTGGTTGATGTCTGCCAGCGCTTTTTTGAACTCCTTTTCGCCCTCAAGACCAATCTTCAGTCCGAAACTATCTGCCATGTACCGTCACCTCCTTAAATGCCGTCCGGGATAATATCGTCGATGTAATGCTCTCGTGCCGGGGTGGCCTGCCCGTTATACTGCTTGTGGCACTCCCATAAGTCCAAAAGCAGTCCAAACGGCATCAGCCACACCTCATCCTGGCTGAGATGCAGGTGGGCAAGGCCGTAATAGAGAAGCCGGGTAAACAGCTCCGCATCGGAGACCGTTACCCGACTTGTGCGTTTTTTGAGTCTTTCTCGCTTTCCACATTCCGCTTGGTGCCCTTATAGAGCGCTTCCGTAATGGCGGTTTTGTATCCGGCGAGGTCGAGGGGCGTGGTCAGAAGCTCCACCACATCTTCGGTGAGCAGCTCCTTGGGATGCTCCTTGTCCTTGAGGTTGTGAATGAGGATGCTCTGATTCGCCAGAAGCGTGATAAGCCACACGATCTCGCCGATTGCCATTTCAAAGTTCTCGGACTTCATCAGCTTCTCACCGAGGTTTTCCAGCCCGCCGTATCGACCGGCGATCTCCTTGGTAGCCTTGGTCGTGAGGAGCAGCGTATACTCCTCGTCACCGATGTTGATAACTGCGGTTCTTTCGTTATCCATTGTGCGTTACCTCCGTTAACCCTGTTTTTCGGGTGTCGTGGTATAGGTCGGCTCGTATACCGTCTTATACCAGTTGGAAATGGTGGCCGCCGTCACGGTGGTATCGCCCTCGGTGACCTCTGCTTTCCAGGGATGCACACCCTTGGCGTCCGGCTTGTTGCGGCGCAGAATGGTTCCCTCAATGGTGGGTGTGGAGAAGGTGATGCTGTCGCCCTTGGTGGCGAGGTTGGTGGCCGGGATGCCGAACTTCACACGGTAAAGCCAGAAATACTTGTATTTGCCGTTGGACTTCTTTGCACGGAAGCCCACCGCTACGGGTTCGCCGCCGTCCTCGCTTGCGGAGACGACCACGCCGTTTTTGTCGATGGTTGCACCTGTCAGGTCGGATGCGGCGGTCGCACCGATGTCATCCACGCCGAGTGACAGCGTGCCGCTTTTGAATTCCTTTACGATCTCTGCCGCACCGTCGTCGGCGTAGAGAGTCGCTTCCGCCAGTTCCACAGAAAGCTCTGCGGTCATGGCCTTTGCCAGCTGCACCGGAGAAGCGTAGGTTTCCTCGCCGCTTGCGTCCTCGGTGATTTTGGCGTAATAGAGTCTGTCAAGACCGATCGTTGCCATGATTCATTCCTCCAGTTCGTAGATTTGCGCCACATCAATGGCGTAGTGGTGGTAGCCGGTTTCGGCCTCAAAGCCGATATACCGGCGGTCGGTAATATAAAAGTCCGCACCCAGCAAGGCGCGGACAAGTGAATTTTTCGGCTTGGTATAGCTGCCCTTTGTGAAAAGGGACAGCCGTGCCTCCTGCGTTTCGCAGCCGGGAGCATTGTCGGCGTGAAGTTCGAAGCTGTCCGACAGCGGTGTGATGACCAGATAGGTGTCCGGTGCTTTGCCGGAGAACACACCCGTTTCAACGGGAACCACACAACTTTTTGCGATGGTTTGCAAATCGGATAGCAGGCTCACAGCTTTTCCACCTCCTCGTCCAGTGCCTTGGTCATGGCATCGATGCATTCCTGCCGGGATGCCGTTTTCGCAGGTTTCAGAAACGGCTTTGCAGGCTGACCGTGCTTGCCGTATTCGAGAATGTTGGCCAGCTTGGCATTGCTGCCGCCGTCCGAGCGGGGTTCTGCGAAGCCGACCTTGATGTCGTGGTTACCGTCCCGGTTCAGCTTGGAGGGAGAAAGGCCAAGCGCACCTTCCAGTTCGCCTGTGGTGCGGGATTTGAACTTTGTCCCTCTGCCAATAACGGAGGAGAGATTGCTCTTGACTTTTTTCAGCACCACCTCGCCACCGGCCTGCAGGACGGTATCCGCCACGCTGTCAAAGTTGCTGCCGAGCTTGGAAATCTTCATAAGGAAATCCTCCGGCATTTTCATATCGCACTTAGCCAACGGTCGGCACCTCCTTTTTTGCCAGTACTTCAATGTACATTCCACGGCCCTTTACATCCTCCACGGACACAATGTCGTAGCGGCAATCATCGCAGATGAGAAACTGGTCGGTAGTGATCATCAGCCCAGGAATACACCGAAAGCGGAACAGGTCGGTCGCTTCGCTGAATGCAGCGAGGTTCGCCCAACGCTGACTGCCGTGCCGACCTTCCCGGTACACACGGACGGAAGCGAGGACTTCATCCTCGGAATGGGTGAAGCCCTCGCTGTCTTTGACTTGGCGGGTTTCCACGATATCTGCAAAGCCGTTCATCTTTCCGAAACTCATATCTGCCACCGCCTATCCAAGCGGAGCAGCAGATTGACCGTGTTCCACACCTGCTGTGCCGCTCCGGTGTTATCCGCAAAGAAGCCGCCCGTGCTGCCGTCCCGGCTTTCATAGAAGTGGGATGACAGCATGATGACGGCTTGCTCTGTGGTGGGCGGCATGGGGTTCTCCTTGTAGTAGCCCTCCGGGATGTGCTGGTAGCTTTCGGCGTAAGAAACAGCGGCGGTGATGTAGCTTTTCAGCAAGGCATCATCCGCCGTATGTTCCAGGATAAGGTTGGCTTTCACTTTGGAAAGAAGCTCGTCCATCACCGCCGCCTCCTTCCTTATTCGGTTTTCAGCTTGAGGATCTGAACGGCTTCGGGGAGAATAAGTTTGCCGTCCACACGCTCTTTAGCCACGAAACCGATCATACCGTTGCCCGCGAACAGCTCGTTGAGCTGCTTGAAGGAACGGGTGCCGCGGTCGCCGATGTTGTAGTAGCTGTAATCGCCGAAAGCGATAGCATTCTCCGGAGCATACGCAGAGGTATGAACCGTGTAGCCGAGAATGCGGTCCGGTTCGCCTGCCTGATAGGAAGGCTGCCAGATATACGCACCGTTGTTGTCCTTCAGCTTGCGGATCTGCGCAATAGTCTTGTCGTTCATGATGAAGGAAGCGGACTTGCGGTAGGGACGCTTCAGTGCATGGATGAGGGTGATGAGGTCATCGCTCTTGAGTGCGGCAGTCAGCGTTTCTGCCACATGACCACCGCCGGTTTCCGCAAACAGGCCAAGCGGCTGACCGACACCGGTACCGTTGAGGAATGCGTCCTCCTCGGCATTGGCGAGTGCCTTGCCAAACTCGGTGAGAATGTAATCCTCCAGCTTGAACGCATTGTCGTAGAGCAGTTCCTCGGTCACCTTGATAGCGACATGGAGCTTGTGCGCGTCCAGAAGGATCTGTGCAAAGGTTGCGTCACCGAAAGAGAGTGCGCCGCCTTCCTCGATCCACGCAGCGGCAGGCGCAGTCGCTGCAATGTTGATCTTATGCTCACCGGATGTGGTGATGGTGTGACCGAGCTTTCGCATGATGTTTTCCTCGGAAAGCGTCTGAATAAGGCGGGAATCATACTCCTCGGGTACGAGGTAGCCGCCGTCAGCGTCAACACCCTCGCGAAGGACATCGCTCACCTGGTGGAAGTTGCTGCGAAGGGCGGTAAGCATTCCGGTGCGGTAGGCATCGGAAGCACGACCGATCTTGGGCTTCTCATCAGCGGTGGACTTGCCGTTCAAGGGCTTCTCGGTGATGGGAGAGGAAGTGGGTCTGTTCAGCTGCGCCTCCATTGCGGACATGGCTTCCATGCGCTCGATCTCGGCACCGTAGTCCTGCACCTTCTTTTCCATCTGAGCATAGGTCTTGGCATCCTCTTCGGAAAGAAGGCCGTCCTTGTCGCGCTTGGTTTCCACAAATGCCTTTGCAGCGTTCCAAGCCTTGTTGCGCTTTTCACGCAGTTCGTTGATAGTCATATTGAATTACCTCCAGTTTTTAATGAGATTGAGCCGCTCCATAAGGTCATCGGCTTTTTGTGTACGGTTGGATTTCGGGGTGATGGCGCATTTTGCGGCGATCTTCTCCATGAGAGAGTTCACCACATTCGCCTTGGAATACAGCATGGAAACGGCTGGTGTGGGCACCTCTTCGGATTCCAGGCTTCTTTGCATGATTTCGTCCGCAAAGCCGAGTTCCACAGCCTTGTTTGCGTCCATCCATGTTTCAGCATCCATGAGATGAGACAGTTTTGCACGAGACAGCCCCGTCTTGATCTCATAGGCGTTGATGATGGAATCCTTAACGCTTGAGAGCATCTCGATAGCTTTCTGCATCTCGTCCGAATTGCCGAATGCCGCTGTCATGGGGTTGTGGATCATAAGCATGGACACCGGGGACACCAGCACCTTCGTGCCTGCCATAGCGATGACGGATGCTGCGGATGCCGCAATGCCATCGATTTTCACGGTCACATCACCCTTGTAGTCCATGAGCATATTGTAGATTTGCGCTGCAGCCACGCAGTCGCCGCCGGGGCTGTTGATCCAGACAGTGATGTCGCCGGAGCCCGCCATCAATTCGTCCTTGAAAAGCTGCGGGGTGACATCATCGTCAAACCAGCTTTCCTCGGCGATGGTCCCGTTCAGGAACAGGGTTCTTTCCTGTGTCTGTTCCTGCGTCTCCGAGTTCGTCACCGTTCGGCTCTTCCAATTCCAGAACTTCTTCATCGGTTTCTTCCTCCTTTCCGTCATCGGTAGGTGTATCTGCAAAAGCACCCGCATTCTTCAGCGGGAGCATATTGCCGTTAATGAGGTACAAATCGCCGCCATCCTCTGCCGGGATACGGTCGAGGTTTTCAAGCTCCCGGATGTCATTTGCGGACATCCAGCCGTTCTGGCGGCCGATGGCGTACCCGTTCATGCGGGACTGGTAATCGCCGCGAAGCAGACCTTCCACATTGAATTTTGCAAAGTACTTCTTCTTTTCCTCGGAGTTCAGCAGGGAGCGATGAATGGACTGCTCCCAACGGATGACCCAGGGGTCGAGGGTGTATTTTACAAACTCAAGGGACTGCTGCTCGATATTAGAAAAGCTCGACTTTTCCAGGTCACCGACCATGTGGGGCGGAACTCGGAAAATTCGAGCAATTTCATTGATTTGGAATTTGCGTGTTTCGAGGAACTGTGCCTGCTCCGGCGAGATGCCGATGGGCGTGTATTTCATACCTTCCTCAAGCACGGCGATCTTATTGGCATTGCCGCTGCCGCCGAAGGTGGACTGCCAGCTCTCACGCACACGCTGCGGGTCTTTGATCGTGCCGGGGTGTTCCAGCACACCGCCCGGTGCAGCACCGTTGGCGAAGAATTTCGCGCCATACTCCTCACAGGCGATAGCCATGCCGATGGCGTTCTTCGCCATTGCAATGGGACTGTAACCGACCAGCCCGTCAAAGCCGAGTCCGGGGATATGCAGCACATCCGAGGGCTGAAGCGTTACGGCGAACTCCTTGTTCTTGATAGCCTCGTCTGTGCCACGGTAATAGGTGTAGTACAGGCGACCATCCTCGTCTCTGTCCACCGACATCTTGTTCGGCATCAAAGGGTACAGGGCAACGATCTCGTTCTTTCCGTTTCGGATGATCTGCGCATAGGCATTACCCCAGAGGAGCAGATGTGTCATGAGTGTTTCCCGGAACACGAAAGAACTCATCTCCGGGTTCGGCTCATCGTGGAGCAAGCGGTAGAGCGGATGGTCGAGCGCCATTGCCTTGCCGCCGCTGTCCGTGTATTTGTATAGGTGCAGCGGCAGCCCCGCCACAGCCTCCGACAGGATGCGGACACAGGAATACACGGCAGTCATTTGCATGGCCGAGCGCTCCGTTACCGCTTTGCCGGAAGTCGTGCCACCGAAGAAAAAGGCATAATTGCTGCCCGATGTGCGGTCTTGAGGCTTGTCCCTGGATTTGAACAGCCCTGAAAAGATACCCATATATACTCTCCCTTCATATAAATAAAAGACCTCGACTGTCATAAACAGACTCGGTCTTGTCGTTTCCACAGCGTATAGCTCTGTCAAGTGCCATAATGGTCGCTACGGCACCGTCGATTTTCTCTGTGGATTTTTCCTTGTCCGGCTTGATGTTTCCGGCAGGGTCGGTTCGGATGAAAATGTTGTCCAACATCCAGCGGAGGACAGGATGCCCGCCGTGGGCAATGCGCTGTTCCAGCACCAACTTCATCAGCTCTTTGGTGGGCGGAGACATATCCTTGAAGCCCTGTCCAAAGGGAACGACCGTAAAGCCCATGCCCTCAAGGTTCTGCACCATCTGCACAGCACCCCAGCGGTCAAAGGCGATTTCACGGATATTAAAACGCTCACCCAGGCTTTCGATGAACTTCTCGATGTAGCCGTAGTGAACGACATTGCCCTCGGTGGTCTGCAAAAAGCCCTGCCGCTCCCACACATCGTATGGCACATGGTCACGCCGGACGCGCAGGTCGAGATTGTCCTCCGGAATCCAGAAGTACGGCAGGATGATGTATTTGTCGTTCTCATCCTCCGGCGGAAACACAAGCACGAATGCCGTAATATCCGTAGTGGACGAGAGGTCAAGGCCACCGTAGCAGACACGGCCTTCCAGATCGTCCTCGCTGACGGCAAACTCGCATTTATCCCACTTGTCCATGGGCATCCAGCGCACCGCCTGCTTGACCCACTGGTTAAGTCTCAGCTGCCGGAAGGAGTTCTCCTCGCCGGGGTTCTGCTTAGCCGACTCGCAGGCGTCCTTGACCTTGTCGATACCGACTGTGATGCCGAGGGATGGATTGGCTTTCTTCCAAACCTTCGGGTCTGTCCAATCGTCCGATTCCTCCGCACCGTAGATGACGGGATAGAAGGTGTGGTCGATCTTTCGTCCCTCGATGATGTCTTTGGCCTTTTGGTGGATCTCATAGCAGATGGACTTCGTGTCGTTGCCGGCCGTGGTGATGAGGAAATACAGCGGCTGCATACGGGCATCACCGGAGCCTTTGGTCATAACATCAAAGAGCTTACGGTTGGGCTGGGTGTGCAACTCATCGAACACAACACCGTGGGTGTTGAAGCCGTGCTTGTTGCCCACATCAGCGGAGAGCACCTGGTAGATACTGCCCGTCGGCTGATAAATGAGCCGCTTCTGGGAATCCAGTATCTTTACTCGTTTCGAGAGAGCCGGACACATCCGCACCATGTCAGCCGCCACATTGAAAACGATAGATGCCTGCTGTCGGTCGGCGGCACAGCCGTAGACCTCGGCACGTTCCTCGACATCTCCGCAGGTGAGCAGGAGTGCCACCGCAGCGGCAAGCTCGGACTTGCCTTGTTTCTTGGGGATCTCGATGTAGGCAGTGTTGAACTGCCGATAGCCGTTCGGCTTGAGGACACCGAAGATGTCCCGGATGATCTGTTCCTGCCAGTCGATGAGCTCGAAAGGCTTTCTCGCCCAGGTGCCTTTGGTGTGGCACAGACTTTCGATGAACATGACGGCATAATCCGCTGCGTCCACATCGTAGTGGGAGGTTTTCTCCATGAACCTTGTGGGCTTATATGTTTTCAATTTTCTCGTAGAGACCACCTCCAGGGTATAAAAAATAGCCGCCACCGAAATCGGTGCGACCTTCCGTATAACGAGCAGCAGCCCCTTTCGGAGCCGTTGCTTTGAGTTGTTGTGGCTTACCAGTTCTCGCTGTGGAGCAGAAGTTCCAACGCAAGCTGTGTGTTTTCATCGGCGGGTTCGATGTCCCAGCCTCTGTCGTAGTTGCAGACAATGTATCCGTCCCGCTTGAACATTAGCTTGGAAATGCGTCCGCCGTCGATGCCCCACTCAGAACCTTTGTCGTACTGCTTCATCCAGTAGTGAAAAACCTCGCCGTTTACCTTGATGCTGCTTTCTTTCCACATAACCGTGTACCTCCGTTTGTTTTGTTGTGAGTGTATATTACCGTCATGTCCGGGATATATCCAGTCATTTCGGAGAATATACTACACAATCATTCGGAGTAAAAACTGTGTATATTACAGCGTTATTCCGGCTGGCGGCAGCGGTGAATGGAGGCGATGATCTGCTCCTGCTCCTCCGGTTTTACGCCGATGGAATCGAGCGCCTCCCGTGTGCCACAATCCGGGCAGATGAGTGTTTCGTTGTCGAGCCTTGAAAGAGCTGGATGCTCCCGGTAGGCTTGCCCGCACCTGGGACAGACTGATATTCGGATGATTTTATTTTCCCTCATGATGTTCCTCCCCACATTTGAGATAAGCGTCTATCAGCACAAGCCGGTCAAAGCCAAAATCGTCGTAGCCCTGGATGCAGGTCTGCATATAAGGAATGGACGGAATGCCGATGGACCTGTCCTCATGCATGATGTACACGAATACCCGGCGCTTACGGATTTTTCCCGTGCGGATACCCTTGATTGGTAGGGTCAACTCCTTCTTGTAATAGAAGTTCGGGAAGCCCTCGTAACGGTCCAGGGCTTTTTCATCCTCTGCGGTGACTTCCCATACAGCAACAGGAACTGAGACGCCGGACTTCTTTTCCACCGTAAGGTAAGAGCCTGTTTTGCTGCCCTTGAAAAGCAGTTCGTAATCCTTGAGAACCGATGTGCCGATGATCCGTGCCGACGGGCAGCGCATCCGCATCTGACGGACATTGAGGTTGCTGCCATAAGCGATGTAATAGCGTTTTTCCATAAAAAATACTCCTTTCCGAAGTTGCCTTCTACCACCGAAAGCCCGCCATCAGCGGGTTCGGGGGCCTCTGGGCTGCGTCCTTCAAGCGGCTGCTCTGCCGCTGCGGAAGGCTGCATCCCCATCCAGGCGCTTCGTGAGGAGCTCTCTTGCGGTCTTGAACTCGTCGCCAATAAAGCCGAGGCGAAGGAGCCAAGTGCGCATTGCGTATTTGGGGTTCTCGTTCTGCTGGGGCTTGGGGCTTGCCGTCCTCACCGTCTTTGCCATCTGGCTCAGGGCAAGGCACAGCTGAATGTAACTCTTGAGCTGGCCAGCGTGGAGTCCGTTCTGCTTGCCGTCTGCCGGAGCATCGAACTGGAAGAGCCGGAACTCGACCGTTCCCTTGGTGAAGGTGGCGTGGAGGTTCAGCATATGGTAGCGGCTGTCGTTGTAGTGCTGGCTTCTGCCGTAGTCGGCGTTCTGACTGCCGTACCAAATATCAGCCAAGGCTGCCATGGTGGTGGGTTTTCTGTTGTTCAGCCGTTCCAGGAATCTGGGGTCAACCGTGCGGCAGTAGCGGCTGATGCGGCCTCTGTCGAGGTTCAGTGCGCTTGCCAGGAGGTCTTCGTGGCTTGCCATGATGTTTGCGAGGTTTCGCAGTGTTTGGGGCGTGTGCCCCTTGGCGCCGATGTGGATGTGAACACCGCAGCCTCTGGTGGCATCGCTTTTTGCTCCGGCTTTGCGGAGGCGGCGAATCAGCTCCTGCAGGGTTTCCATGTCGGTGTAGGTCAGGATCGGCGTGACCATCTCGCATTTCTCGCTGTCCGGCCCTGCGATGCTGACATCCTTCTGGAATTTCCACTCGCGTCCGCTCTCATCCCAAGCCGACCAAGTGCAGTAGCCGTTGCGGCAAGCGGTGTTCTCGTACCGCCCGGTACCGAAGAAGGTGGCTGCCAGCCTTGCGGCCTTCTCTCTGGTGATGCTGTTCATTTCGACCTCGACCCCGATGGTCTGCTTCTTCATTTCGGCTACCTGGTTTTCTGTTCTCTGGCTCATGTTTGTGACCTCCGTTTTGGTTTGTTTTCCCTTTCGGTAGTCACATATTACCTCTGAAAGCACACTATATCCAGTTGTATCTGAGCTATAAACTACACGATCTTGTGGTTCGGAAACTGTGTCTATTACAGCAGTTTACGGCAAATATCCTCCCCGTAAGCCACGCTCAGACCGCAGCCGTTATCCCAGGCAACCATGATGCTGCCGATGTCATCCACACCTCGCACGGTGCCTTTCGTGCCGACAGGCGGTGCCTGTGGGTCATCCATCTGAACAAGCTCCACACGGGTGCCGACCGGGTATTCCTTACGGATACGCTCGACCGTCTCTTTACTCGGAAATCTCATGCTGCGCACCTCCGTTTCTGAAAGCCGAAGAGCCGGAGAGGTTCTTCAGCAGGATTTTTCGAGCGGTCTTGTATTCCGCACCGATAAAGCCGAGCCGCAGGAGAAAGCAGCGGAATGCATATTTCTCATTGTCGGTCGGCTTTTCCGTTGCGTTAATCCGTTTCTGATTCCGTGCCATCTCGCACAGCTTGCAAATAAAGGTGTCATAGGCTTTCATCTCGTCCGGGGTTGGAGTTGCCGGGAACCAAGGGAAGGATACCTTCGTGTCCGTGATCTCCAACGGCAGATCGTCCACACCAAGGGCTTTCTTGATAAGACCACCCTTGGCGGCAATGAGTGCCTTGAGGTTATCCAGATTGCTATCGGTGAACAGACTCTTCGGCATGGAAATGCAGACGGCGCATGGCTCGTCCTCGTCATCAGTGTGGCTCTGGTCGATGTCAAAGCCCTCATCGTAGATATGCTCCAGCAATCTTTCAATGACCTCGCTGTCGGCATGGTCGTCAAAGGAAAGGCTGCCGTTTCGGTCGATGGTGAAGTAATCCACCTCATAGTTGAATGTGGGCGCACCGCAGTACTTTGCGGGGACACCGAGCCAGTCGGAGATGGTCTGCACCAGCCGCTTGCGTTCCGCACCTTGGGCATTAATTGTAATCGTCATTTAAGTGACCTCCTTGATTTTTGGTAGTCACATATTACCGTCATGCTCGGCATATATCCAGTTATATCTTCACATTTCCGGTGTAGATTATATCGGCGCATTATCGCCGCCGGACTGTGCATACCACACGATCCCGCAGAGCACGAACCATACGCACGGGAGTGCCACGCCGTTGCCCCACATCTTATATTCCGCACTGTCGGAATACGGGTCTTTCAGCCATTTTGCAACCTGCTTGTCGGATTTCATTTTGCAGCCGGTCACTTCGGAGTAGGTCTTGAATACCTTGTGCCAGAAGTACACCTCTTCATCGGTCGGCTTTTCCGTGCCGAGGTCGGCACACCAGTTGTCCGGGAAGCCTTGAAGTCTGGCGCACTCGGTGGGCGTCAAACGGCGGACGGTGTATCCGCTTTGGATAGCGCCCGGCCCTTTTGCCACCAGTGTCGGCTGAAGCTCCTTTTCAAAGGTCGGAGCGAACTTGGCGTTCTGCCCCTGGTTGAAGGTGTCCCTGCCAATGCCGTAGCAAACGGCGGTGGGGTCTTTGTAGTCACGGGCAAGGACAGTCGGTGCTTTTTCCTTGGAAACCTGGGTGAAGCTGCCCGTTGTCATGCTGTACACGGCATGGCGGTCAACGGTATTTAAGGTGAAGCTGACATCTTCGTTGATGCCATCGCCCTGGGGACCGTTCCTGTCCTCGCGGCCGATCATGGAGCCCTGCAGCACATAGGTCTGCTGTTTCGTCCCGGCATTAGCACACACAACAGCGGAGCGGTCTCCGAGGTCACGAACCTCATCCCGCTGATTCTGCGTGAAAGCGACAACAGCAATTCCACCCTGATTGCAGGAGGGATTGCCGCCGTTTCCGTCAAGCGTCCGTGCGGTTTCCGCTTCGTAGATGCCACTGTGGGGATTGTCCGACTTCATGGCATTGGAGTCCTTGGAGCAGATGCCGAATGGCTGAAGGACGCAGGTGAAGTTGTCCTTGTCCGGCATCCGCTGATTTCCTCCGGCATTCTGCTTGGTGAGAGTCGGAGAAACCTGTCCGCCGTCCCATCCGCAAGGCTCGAAAAGCGTCTGGTCGTTGTTGCAGGACAGAGTTGCGGATTTGTTCTCTTGGATGAGAGGTCCCTTGCCGCCACCTTCACAGCCGGAGCGGATCTTCATCACAAGCGGCACATTGTTGCCACCTGTACCCATGTGGGAGGTCAGCGTCTGCACATTGCCGTCCTCGGAAAGTTTGACCCTGCTGTCGGTCGGATGGTTTTCCAGCGCCACCGCCGCAGGAACAACGCCTGCCCGAAGTGTGGGAGAACACTCTTCCTCATAGCCGATGGTGCGGCTCTTTGCGGAATGCTCGGTGCAAAATCCTGCCGACTCCATCACGCAGGGCGGATGCCCGTGATTTTCTGCTCGGAGCGTTGCCGCAACATCCTCGGAAACTTCCATGCGGTTGCCGCCCTGGTCATTCAAAACAATGCCGTTACGACCGGTACTCATTCCGCAGTTCACGCCGAGGGTGGCGGAAGTGTCGTCCGTCAGACTGCCGTTGTATCCATCGAAGCCTGTTGCTCCAGCGCAAGGCGTAAAACTTCCGGCAGCTCTTTGCCACGAGCGGAAGCCCTCCGCAGAATACCCAGACAGGCCTTCTGACTCAAATAATATTTTTCCGGCACTTCCGCCTGCAAGATCTGCGACAAGGTAGATGCGGCGTCTTCGCTGGGGAACTCCCCAGTATTGTGCGTCAAGAGTTCGGTACGCAACGCTCCATCCATCTCCCATGTATAGGTCGGCGTAGGGCCATCGTGCCTTTTCAGGCATAGGCACCTGGGCGTTCGGCTCTGCGATGCCGATGACCGCTTCGAGGACGGCTTTGAAGTCCTCGCCTTTGTTCGAGGAGAAGGCGCCGGGGACATTCTCCCATACGATGTATCTTGGATATCTGCCACCTGTGGCACACCTCATTTCTTTGATAATACGGACGGCTTCATAAAAAAGACTTGAACGCTTTCCGTCCAAGCCGTCTCTTCGGCCAGCGATGCTCATGTCCTGGCACGGGCTGCCGAAGGTGATGATGTCCACAGGCTCGATCCTGCCGCCGTCCATAGCGGAGATGTTCCCATAGTGTTTCATAAATGGCAGGCGCTTGGTGGTCACCCGTATAGGAAACGGCTCAATTTCCGAAGCCCACACGGGAGTGATACCTGCAAGCAGCCCGCCCAATGGAAAACCCCCAGAGCCGTCAAACAGGCTTCCGAGGGTCAAAGGCTTTTCTGTTTTCATCTGGATGCCTCCAATCGTTCTCTCAGCGCAGTGTAGAACGCTTTGCTTCGGATAGACTTTCCGGCAGCCGTCCACTCGCGCTCCAGAAAAAAACGAACCTCCAAATCTTCCACGCTGTAGTCGGCACGGAAGTTTCGCCAGGTTCGTTTATCCCATGTTTTCAGTTGCTCCCAAAGCTCTGGGAAGTGCTGATGCAGCTCCCGCAGCTCAGTCAACGATTGCAGTGGACAGCACCAGCAGGACACACGCTTGAAATGCTCATACAGGCCATCCCAATCATATCTACGCTCATAGCAGTACCGCAGGCAGTCGCGCTCCGTCCAGCCCCAATCCACCAAGGGGTGTCGGTGGTTGGGATTCTGATTATTCGCTCGTTCCAGACGATATTGCTCATCAGCGGCAATGCCGACATATTCAATGACCTCATACTGTTTCCGCAGTTTCCTCAGAAAACGCTCTCGCGGCATCGCCTTGAGCCGTGTGGTACACCACCGCTGCCGAGGGCCGGGCCATCCGTAGCCATTCAACTGCGCTCCGTATTGCCGGACGACAGGCGAATCTGCACTACGCCGTACCGGAACATCAAACATGAGTTCCTCATAGGTATGCTCGGCTCTGACGCTGGTAATTTTCCGACCGATGTCCTTTTCAACCTTTGCGATATGATCATACATAGCAGGAAATTCAAGCCCTGTATCACAGAAAAGAATGCAGTCAATTTTCATGTCGCGCTCCAGCATCCCAAGAAGCATGGCGGTTGAGTCCTTGCCGCCGGAAAAGGAAACAAGGTGATATTGCTCTTTCATGCTCACACCTCCGCTGCGGTATTTGCTATCTCGCTGTACTTGTATTCCTTGCCGTCACGCAAAACGCTGACCTTTTCATCCGTGTCGACCTGCTCGATGTATCTGCGGACAATGACATCGCAGAACTTCTCGTCCAGTTCGATGGTATAGCAGATGCGGTCGGTTTGCTCACAGGCTATGAGTGTGGAGCCGGACCCGCCGAAGGGGTCGAGCACCACGGAGTTTGCCATAGAGCTGTTCTGAATGGGATAGGCAAGCAGCGGAATCGGCTTCATGGTAGGATGATCGCCGTTTTTCTTGGGCTTGTCGAACTCCCAGATGGTGGACTCTTTGCGCCCGGTGTACCACTGGTGCTTGCCTTTCTTTTTCCAGCCGTAGAGGCACGGCTCGTGCTGCCACTGGTACGGGGAGCGTCCCAGCACCAGCGACTGCTTCTTCCAGATACAGCAGCCGGAGAGGTAGAACCCTGCGGCATCAAACGCCTTTCGGAAGTTCAGCCCCTCAGTGTCGGCGTGGAACACATAGATGGAGGCATCGTCCGCCATGACCTTCTCCATATTGGAAAAGGCATCGAAGAGGAAGTCGAAAAACTTCTCCGATGCCATGTTGTCGTTCTTGATTTTCCCGGCGCTGCCCTCGTAGTTCACATTGTAGGGCGGGTCGGTGATGACGAGGTTTGCTTTGCGGCCGTCCATGAGAGCGGTGTAGGTTTCCCCCTTGGTACTGTCGCCGCAGATGAGCCGATGCCGCCCCAGCGTCCAGATGTCGCCGGGCTTCGTGAAGGTAGGCTTTTGCAGCTCGGCATCCACATCGAAATCGTCCTCTTTGGCTTCGATTCCATCGTCAAACAGCTTTGACAGCTCTTTTTCGTCAAAACCTGTGAGGAGCGGGTCAAAGTCCGCCGCCTGCAGAGACTCAATCTCCACACGCAGAAGCTCTTCATCCCAGCCTGCGTCCATCGCCATACGGTTGTCCGCAATGATGTACGCTTTCTTCTGGGCTTCAGTGAGATGGTCTGCAAAAACGCACGGCACCTCAGAGATGCCTTCCTCCTTAGCGGCAAGAATACGACCGTGACCGGCAATCACGCCATAGTCACGGTCGATAATCACGGGATTGATGAAGCCGAACTCTCGCAGAGAGGAGCGGAGCTTGTTGATCTGCTCCGGGCTGTGTGTTCTTGCGTTGTTTACATACGGCACCAGCTTTGTAATGGGAACGAGCTGCATCTCAGTCGTTGTTTTCATCAGACCAGCCCCCATTCCGCAAATTTCTCGAAGCCGCCGACCGAGCGGATGTAGTTCCGAGCGATCTCCACGATTTCGGCGTAGGGTCTGCCGTCCACGGTATCGTCACCGATGGCGCAGCAGAGTGTCACGGGCTTGCCGATTTTCTGCGCTTTGAAGAAAGCGTAGATATTCACGGACACATCTGCCTTGGACAGATCCTTGCCATGCAGACCGCCGCCCGTCACCGAGTCAGCCATATCCGAGCCGAGCTTGCGGTTAGTCGCGCCGGTGTCCACATCGGTGCCGCCCGTCCAGTCGCCGAGCGGGTTGATCTCCGCATCGGGATAAATCTCGCGCAGATGCTGTGTCTCGGCATTGCTCTGACAGAGGATGAGCCGGTCGCCGTCCAGAATATACTTTCCGTCATAGGGATACACGGAGAAAATTTCTTGTGCGATCTTCGACAGCTTTTTCTGCTCCTCGGTCACGGGCATTCCCTTGAAGATGCCGTTGTCGCCGCAGCGGACGCCGTCTGCCTGGTTATCGGCAAGGTGACCGTCCTGCGGCACTTCCACATAGTCCACGGTGAGATTTCCGGCAATGCGGTGAACGGCAGCGGTGACACCCGCCTTGTCCAGAGAAACAGAAGTTTCCGCAATGATGTGGCACACACCGTGGCCGATGAGGACTTCAACAGCGATGCGGGGATTTTCTGCTTTCTTGTATGCCAGGTCAACGAGCGCACCGGCAATTCTGTCTGCCACCTTATCCGGGTGGCACGGATTTACTTTTTCAAACATGGTGTTACCCCTTTCTCGCACAGAGCAGGCGTTCCATAAGGTCATCCTGCGGCGTAGACTCGCCGTATTCCGTGCTGCAGTTTTCTTTCACGATCTGGAAGATCTCATTCCAGAGCCGAACCGCCTGGTTCATGTAGTTGATGCCGATGTTAATAAACGGAGACGGGATCGGCTTTCCCGTGGTGGGGTGCTTGGAGAGGAAACCCATGCGGTTGGTCATTTCCTCGCACTGCACCCAGCGGGCGGAACACATGGCGTAGCGCTCCAAGAGCTGCGGCGACACCTTTGCGGCACAGCCGATGCCTTTGAGCCACTGCCAGGTTTCCGTGTAAATTTCCTGCGCCTGCAGGACGCTGCCGTCCCTCTGCTCGGCGGAAAGAAAATCATGGGGCTTCGGCATGACAACACCCTCGACTTCGGGAATATCCAGCACTTCAAGTTTTCTGCCGCCGGGATTCCCGTTTTCGGCCTTGTCCTTGACTGCGGATTTCTTCCTTCCCGCACCGGGTCTTGCACCGCCGCGCCCGCCTGTGTTATTCGATTTTGTGGGCATCCGAGTTCACCTCCCTTAATTACCCTTTTGATTTCGCCTTTTTCGCGCACGTGACCCCGGGCCGTTGCCCGACCGAAAAGGTCCCGGAGATTTTCATCCCCCTACCGGTCGCCGAGGTCGTGGTGGGTCTTGGTGTGGCAGGACTGACAAAGGCTCATGAGGTTGTCCCTTGCGTGAGTACCGCCTTTGGAAACGGGCAGAATGTGGTGAACTTCCTGTACCGGAGTCAGCCGACCTTCTTTGAGGCACATCTCACAGAGAGGATGCTCTGCCGCATAGCGGTCACGAATGCGTTTCCACGCTCTGCCGTACTTGCGGTTGACATCGGAGCTGCGCTCGTATTTGTCGTACCTGCGGCGTTCCTCCACACGGTGCTGTTCACAAAACTGTCCCTCACAGAGGTTGGGGCAGCCGGGATGAGAGCAGGGTCTGAGTGGTCGCTTGGGCATTTGCTCACCTCCTTCGGGCATAAGAAAAGCCCCACGGGATTGCTCCCATGAGGCTGTCCTCGATTCTTTTTCGCTGATTATATCATAACATAATGGCGCGGTGGGCATCTACCGACAAAGGCGGGTATTTCCGGCGTCTTTCAGATCCGAATCGGGTCATCGGGTACAACTACCGCCGAAAGCGCCGCCTTGTGCCATCTGCGGATTGTGCTTTCATCTGCGTTCAACTCTCCGCCGATCTGCTCCCAGGTCATGTTGTGGATGTAGCGGTAGCGGAGAACCATGCGCTCGTTGACATTAGCAACGGTGTCCACAGTCGTGCGGATCTGCCGTTTCAAGTCAACGAGGGTGTCAATCTCACTGTTGACCGCTTTTTCAAGGTCCATGATCTTTTCCAGGCACCGCACGAAGGGAGCCTCCGTGTTGCGAGAGGTCTGCACTTTTTCCTCCCAGGACGGCGAGGAGATACCGCAGGCCATTTCCCGCAGGCGGGTGATCTCCGCAATGTTGGAATCGATACGCTGGTCGAGGCGGTATGCCTGACTGAGATATTCTTTTGCCGTCATACGCCGTACACCTCCCGGTGTAGTTTTTCGATCAGCACCTCACCGTCCAGAGAAGTTAGCGTCTGAAACCAGCCGGAGCGGAAAAACCGCTCACAATCCTTTCTGACGGATTCGGCATCCTTGTCCCAGGGGTATTTCTTCAAACGGCGCAGCGCACGGCGATGGTCTTTCGCTGCCGCCAGAATAATAGCGTTTGCGAGGTTCGTATAACAGGCTTCCATTCTCATCCCTCCAAGTTGGCCTTGACCGCATCGATGAGTGCGGTCTGGGTCTTTTCTTTTTTACGGAGCGCAGTCATGATGCGCTCGTCGATGGTGTCTTTGGCAATAATGTGGTGAATGACCACGGTATCGGCGGTCTGTCCCTGTCGCCACAGTCGGGCGTTGGTCTGCTGGTAAAGCTCCAGCGACCAGGTCAGCCCAAACCAGATGAGGGTCGAGCCGCCTGCCTGTAGGTTCAGCCCATGACCGGCAGAAGCCGGGTGGATGAGTGCCACGGGCAGCTCACCGCTGTTCCATCTGCGGATGCTGTCGGAATCGTCCAGCAGACTGAACGGGATGTGTCGTTTGTGGAGCCGCTCGGAGATGCGCTCCAGGTCGTGCTTGAACCAGTACGCCACAAGGACGGGTTTCCCATTTGCGGCTTCGATGAGATCCTCCAGCATATCCAGCTTGCGGTCGTGTATCTGAAACACACGCTTGTCCTCTCCGTAGACTGCTCCGTTTGCCATCTGGGAGAGCTTATTCGCAAGCGCTGCGGCGTTCCCGGCGTCGATTTCTTCGCCTTTCAGCGAGATAACCAGGTCTTGTTTCATGGCATCGTAGGCTTTGCGCTCTGTTTCGGATAGCGTCACAATGGCGTCATTATGAACGCACTCCGGCATATCCAAATGATCGACGGCTTTCATGGAGATGGTGATGTCGGAGATGGCATCGTAGATCTGTTCCTCTGCACCGGGCAGCGGCTTGTAGCTGAACACCACCTGTCCGTTGCGCTTGTCCGGGCGGAAGAAGGTGTTGCGGTAATGGGTGATGAACCGACCGAGCCGCTTGCCCATATCGAGGATGCGAAACTCCGCCCACAGATCCATAAGACCGTTGCTGCTTGGCGTGCCGGTCAGGCCCACGATGCGCTTGATGCCGGGACGGACTTTCAGAAGAGTTCTGAACCGCTTTGCCTGATAGCTCTTGAAGGAGGACAGCTCATCGATGACCACCATGTCGTAGTCGAAAGGGATGCCGCTCTCCTCAATGAGCCACTGGACATTCTCCCGGTTGATGATGTACACGCTGACCCGCTGCCGGAGTGCCGCCTTGCGCTCTGCTTCTGTACCGACAGCCACCGAGTAGGTCAGCCCATGCAGATGATCCCACTTGTGGATTTCCGCAGGCCATGTATCTCTGGCGACACGCAGCGGAGCGATGACCAGCACCTTGCGAACCAGAAAACTGTCGAGGCAAAGGTCGAAGATGGCGGAAAGCGTGATGATGCTCTTACCAAGACCCATGTCGAGGAATACAGCGGAGATTGGATGCTCCAGGATGAAGTTCGTGGCATACGCCTGGTAGTCATGCGCCTTGTATTTCACTGAGTATCCCTCCAATCTGTTCGGGGCTATCGATGCAGTACACCGAAAAGCCGAGTGCTTCTAACTGTCTTTTTCGCCTTACTTGCAGAGGGCGGAGTGTTTTGCCCGGTGCTTTCAACTCAATGAAGGCGATTCTGCCGCCGGGCAGGAGTACCAGACGGTCCGGTACTCCATCGAAACCTGGACTTGTAAATTTCAGTGCAAGACCGCCCATTGAACGAACGGTCTGCACCAGCTTTGCTTCTATCGTTTTCTCACGCATACTGACCTCCTGTGTTCTCAAAACCCGAAAAGTCCTTTACGTGCGCAAATGCGGGTATTGCGTGCTTGTTGCTCTTTATTCCTTCTTCTTTCGATATATAAGAAAGGTTAGGAACACAGGAACAAGACCGCCTGTTTTCTTTGGTACTTATGGGGCCGCCGCCGTTCCCATGGGGTGTTCCCATAAATGTGCCGAGCGGATATGCTTCTCCCCGGAACCTGTTCCGAAGGATGTCGGGTACAGTCATTTTCATTAGGAACACTCCTTGGGAACAAAGACATACTGCGGACCGTAAAGCGGGATACGCACCTTGCTGTCCAGCCGCTTCCAGCCAAGACGGGCAAGGATGGCGGTCAGCTCGTTGCTGTCCGTTCTGCGGATATTGGCACGTTCCTTGCCGAAGCACTCGCACCAGATCTCCATGTTGGACACCTGGGTGCGCTTGACCGTACCATGCTTTTGGGTATCGCCGAAGTCGCTGCCTGTGAGGAAGTTGCGGCGCTCGAAGATGTCCATGCCGTCCCAATCCTCCGGGAGCAGCGTGTCGAGATACAGCCGGACAAGCCCTTCACGCTCGTCGGACTCCATCGCCTCCCGCTGTTCAGCCTTGGACAGTGCTTCCAACTCGGCACTCAGATAGAGCTTCTCGCCCTGCTTCACATACACCAGCGTTTCCGACCAGATCTGGCAGATCAGCTCCGGGGTCAGATCCCAGGAGTGCTTGATGCCCGTACCAGGCGTCTTGACCGGCCAGAAGCGGCGGTTTCCGGTGGTGTCCCGCAGATAGCCGGACTCGGCGTTGGTGGTGCCGAAGAACACGCACTGGCGCAGATGCGGCGTCGCCCGTTTGCCGAATGCCGCACGGTAAATGTCGTTCTGTCGGGAGAGGAAGGAGCGCAGCGTCTCCACCTCGGCCTTCTTCAGACCTGCCAGTTCGCCGATCTCCAAGATCCAGTACCCCTGCAATTTCTCTGCAGCGGTCTTGTCCTTGGTGTCGCCCAGGTTCAGACTGTCCGAAAACCACTCTCCGGCCAGCTTGGCGATAAGGGTGCTTTTACCGACACCCTGGGGACCGTTCAGCACCAGCATGGAGTCAAATTTGCAGCCGGGATACAGCACACGCTTGATGGCGGCGCAGAGCGTTTTCCGGGTGACGGCACGGACATATTCGTTGTCGTCGGCACCGAGGTAGTCGATGAGCAGCGTGTCCACACGGGGAACCTTGTCCCACTCCGGCAGATTTTCAATGAACTCCCGAATGGGATGGTAGGAGCGGTCGTCCGTGACCTTCGCCACGGCGATGTCATAGTTTCTTGCAGAAAAGGTGCCGTAGTGGGAATCCACATAGCTGATAAGCTGGGCATCATCCGCATCCCGCCAGAATTTCGAGGGGTGCCGCCAAGGCACATCGCCCTTGATCTCCATGCCGTCCAGAAGCTGATTGAACACCAGCGGTTTCAGAAGCGGGTCGTTCATGAGGATCACGGTGAGGTTCTGCAGCGTGTTTTTTACCTTGCCGGCCTTGTCCAGCTCCAAGGCTTTCTGCCAGTCCTCGTCGGAGAATTCTTCGCTTGCCTGGGCTTTGCGCTCCTCGGCAAAGACCGCTTTGACTTTCTCGTCCTTGAGGGCAAAATCCGACATTGCCTGGAAGGACGGCAGCTTGCTGGGTGCGGTATCCGGGGCGCACTTATCGTCCAGGTCACGGAAACGGTGCAGGCGCACCAGGTCAAAAGCATTCAGCAGCCGACCGCAGACCGGATCTGTGGCATGGTGGCTGTATGCGAACTTGCCGTCGTAGACGATGACACCGGCAGACGAATCGGCGGGGATATAGTCGTAACGGCCGTTCATCGCAGACGGCGCATACACTTCCGAGAGAAAGGTGTCGATGGCTTCCTCCACGGTATAGGCACGGCAGAAGGCACCCACCACACCCGGCTTTGTCAGCGGGTCAGCTTGCTGGGCGATGCTGTGCTGCACCACCTCGGACTGGCGGCTGGAAACCGGCCAAGTGGAGGCGTCGTGCCAATCGTCGTAACGAGAAAGGTATTCATCCGGGTCAAGCTCTGCGCCGTCTTGCACTTTATAGAAAAACTCACCGTTGGCAGAGGTGGAAGGCCAGTACATGAGCCGAGATGCCTCGTAAGTGGTATCGTCAAAGAGGTCGATACCGATCTCCTTTGCCACCATGCGGGCGACTGCCGGATATTCCTCCTCACTGATTTCCCGCTTCAGCGGAATGAGCAAACGAAGGCGGGGATGCTCCGGCGTGTGTTTATGGGTGGAATAGACGCAGCACTTGAAATCGTGGAACAGCGTAATTTCATCCCAGATGTCCGGAGTGCCGTAGTCCATATCCAGCGTGAGCAGAGAGCGGCACAGCACCATGCCGTTTTTGCGGCGACCTTCCCGGAGATGCCCTCCGACAAAACCGCCCACATCCTTGATGCCGTCCTGCTGACCCTTTTTCAGCTTGCGGTATTCTTCGACCGTTTCGGTGGTGCGGATGGTGCTGCCGCAGCGGGCGCAGAGATCCGCCCAGGAGATGTCCTGGTTCTTCCACTTTTTATCCATGCGGCTATTGCCGACTGCGATCTTCATCTGTGTACCTCCTCACAGTTTTCGGTAAAGTAACGGATAAGCTGACCTTTTCGTTTTGCTTTCTCGATCTCAATGCTCATGCCGCTGGTGATTTTCTCTCCGAATACCCACAGCTCGGCACACTTGGAGAGCAGAACGATGTCCATGAATAGTGCCAGGTCACGCTCCTTGCGGTCATTGTCGTTCATGAATTGGGTGAAATAGATGTGCGGCGCGATGGGTACGCACCCAGCTTCCACGGCGAAGCGGCAGTAAGTACGGGCGTTCTCCTGGTTTTTCACCAAATCCCCGGCCAGCGGAGAGCAGATATACACCACAGGACGGAAGGCCCGGAGTGCCTTGGCTTCCTGCTCGATCTTCGTCAGTGTCTCATACGCCGTAGGGTCGTAGTAGCCTTCAGAATTGCGCATATTAACGCCCATCATCGACACCGCCTTTCTTTCCGCCGTAGTAGGTGTCGATGAGATCCTGACGATCCAATGCGATCAATCGATCCATGACGGCTTTTTTCTCTTTTTCATTCTGTTCGGCAGTCTTGAAGAACGGACACGTTTTGTTGCCAAAATCACTGGTTCTCAAAGCACGGCAGGAACCTTCTTTATTACTGGCACAGCGATGGTGGGGACAAACAATGTTCTTTCCCTGCCGCCTGTTTTCACGCTGGCGTTCACGATTTTTCATAGGGTTAACCTCCTAATCCTTTTTATAAAAATCGCAGACATAGCCGTCTGCCCGGAGCAGAAGCCCCGATGCCCAAGTGGGCGTTTGCCCCATGACGGAGCAGATATTCTCCAAAGAAGTATCCGGCGGTGCTTCGATGACCGCTTCATCATGGACGTGCATGACGATGCGGTACCCGGCAGCATTCAGCCGGAGCATGGCTTCCGCAAGGATGTCCCTCGCCGTCGCCTGGATGATGTTCTCCACGAACTTGGGTCCGTAGCTTTCCAGCCGCAGCCACTTTTTCTGTTCGCCGACACCTTCATAGGTCACGGACTCATTGCCGAAGCGGTTCAGGCCCATTTTCGGTTTTACATACACGAGCCGTCTGCCGGAGGGCAGCACCACGAACATCATGCCGCTCTGATAATAGAAGCGAATGCCGTGTGTTTCTGTGGCAGTTCGCTCTCGGACGCAGGTGGAAGCTGCTTTGTCCACATCCCACCAGAACTTTGTAATATGGGGGTTGGACAGACGCCAGGCATCCACCAGTGGTTTCAGTTCTTCTTCCTGTAAGCCGTAGTTCAGTGCGCCCATTGCTTTCAGCGCACCTACGGAGCCACCGTAGCCAAGAGCCAGCTCGGCAATTTTGCCTTTCTGCCGCAGATGCCCGTTCACACCGTGCTTTTCCACGGGGACATGGAACATCTGCGAAGCGGAAGCGCAGTAAATGTCGCCACCGTTTGCAAAAACATCCTGCCGCCAATGCTCTCCGGCGATCCACGCGATGACTCTCGCCTCGATGGCGGAGAAGTCTGCCACATAAAAACGGCAGCCGGGTTTCGGCACAAAAGCGGTGCGGATAAGCTCGGACAGTACCAGCGGTACGGAGTCATAGAGCATTTCCACGGCGTTCGTATTGCCGCTGCGGACCAGTGCCCGTGCGGTGTCCAGATCCGGCAGATGGTTCTGCGGCAGGTTCTGCACCTGGATGAGCCGACCGGCATAGCGGCCGGTGCGGTTGGCCCCGTAAAACTGGATAAGCCCTCTGGCCCGGTCATCCGAACCCACCACGGTCTGCATGGCCGTGTATTTCTTGACGCTGCTCTTGGCAAGCTCCTGCCGCAGGGAGAGCGCCAGCTCCACTTCACCGTCCGCTTTTTCGAGCATATCCGCCACGGCGGCTTTGGAGAGTGAATCTGCCTCCACGCCTTTTTCGGCAAGCCACGCCTTGAGCTGCACCGGACTGTTTGGGTTATCCAAGCCGGTGACGGAGCGAGCCTGCTCCATGTGCGTCCGCTTGAAGCGTTCATCGCAGCAAATCGCCTGGGTGACGAGGGTACGGTCGAGCATGATGCCCCGGTCATTGATCTGCTGGTCGAGGGTGTAGTTACGCCACTCCGACTCCGTGACCGGGAACTTGGAGAGCTTCTGCTGAATGGACATTTCCGTTTCCACATCCCGAAGGTTGTAGGCTTTGAAAAGCGACCATTTCTCCAGCGCATCTGTCGGATAATGTCGAATGGGCGAACCGTCTCTTGCTTTTGCCGGGGTGCAGAAATACCGGATGAGGTCTTTGCCTTCTTTGAGCTTCTGCTTTTCCAGACCCAGCACGGCACCGACGCCTTCCAGCGAAAGCGGCAGTCCAAGGGTCGCCGCCCAGACCATCGTGCAGTGCCAGGAGGACGGGTCGAGATATTGTCCGGTTGGGTATCCAAGATAGCGGGACAGACACACGCGCTCGAATTGTGCATTGAATGCCCATTTGGTCACGGCAGGGTCGGTCAGCGCAGAGCGGACATCAGCAGGAATCGTTTCTCCGGCAGCCAGATCCACGACCTTCACCGGAGCACCGTCTGCGGAGTAGCCGAAGAGCAGCACCTCAAAGTCTGGGGCTTCGGCATAGCGGTACACGCCGCACTTGGTGAGGTTTTCGGAGGAGAAGGTCTCGATATCGATGCTAAGTGTTTTCATACGCATTCCTTCCTACGGAATATGGGTGGCAGAGGTCAATTTCTGCCACCCACAGAGCCGTCTGGGGTTACTTCAATTCCTTCATGCGCTTCTCGTGGTATTCCAGGTCACGGGAAGCCTGTTCCTTCTCACGCTTTTCACGCTTGTGGTCATTGCTGATGCCCTGCACCAACCAAACGAAGAAGCCGATGCTGAGGCAGGCCCAGATGCCAAGGAGGGCGGTTACCAGGATGTTCTGAATCAGTTCCATTGTGTTGCACTCCTTTCTCAGGACAGGAAGTCGTCGTCCAGGTCGGTGGCGAAATCGTCAGCCGCAGAGGACTTGCCGCCGAGAGGCTCCCCGTCACGAACCTTCTGGATGTTGCCAAGACCACAGGCGATGCCGCGGTTGCCGTTGGAATTGAAGGCGTAGAAGTTGACGGACACTCTGGCGTAGCAGCCGGAATACACCTCGGAGCGGTCAAGGATCGGCTGAACGCTGCGGTCCACGATCTGGGGCGCGGTAGTGCTGTTGGCGTTCACGAAGAAGCTGTTCTTGTAGGCTTCATCGTCACGCTCGGTATCGCCGTCACGGAGCGGGAGCTTCAGAGCCGCCTTATTGGGAATCTTCCCGCCGAACTTGGCGACGCCTTCCTTGATGGCAGCGTCCACGGCTGCGTTGATAGCGTCGAGGGTCTGCTTATCGGATTTCGGAATAATGAGGGACACGGAATACTTGGGGTTGCTGCCGTTAATAGAGGCAGGCTCCCACACGTTTGCGTAGGACAGGCGGACAACGCCGGTCACAACTTTGGTCGAATTCATCTTGTTAGCCATAATTACAGTTCTCCTTTATAGTCGGTAAAGTCTTGTTTTGCACCCGTGGTCGTAATAGCCGGACGCCGGTCGGATGCGGGAACGAGCGTCGGCTTTCCTTTGGGCTTGACGACCAGACTGCCGAGCACCTCGGCAAAGGTCTTTTTGCCCATGAGCTTCTCCATCTCGGTGATGGGAATGAGGGACTTCTTGAAGATGTCGGTATACCCGGCCGCACGGGCAGCAGCGACAACGGCATCCTCGTCGGTGTACTTGCGATTGGTGCGGCTCTCCACCAGCTTGTAGCCGGGCCAATGTTTTCCGTGGTTGACCGCTGCGTCCTGGGCGTAGGCCATGAGCTCATTTGCCCATTTGGTGAGGTCGTCCAGCTTGCCGAGAATGTCGCCGATCTCCGCATCGGAAAGCAGAGGCGGCTGAGCAAACTCGTATTTGGCAAGTTGGAGCTTGGCATCGGCTCTGGCTCGGCACTTGACCGCCGCCTTGCAGAATTGGCACCAGCTTCCGGGGCAGTATTCACCTTCGCCTTTGAAGGCAAGCTCGGCCTTGGGTTTCAGTGTCTTTTCCGCCCAATCCCGAAGCTCGGCAACGGAAATGACCCAGGTGCTGACATTCTCTCGGCGCGGCTGGTAGATGGTCATAGAAACTGTCTCAATGTCGTAGAGACAATCGAAGATACGGAGTGCGCCGAGCGCATACAGCATCATCTGCGGATTTTCCTCGGCATTCACCAACACGCCCTGGCCGTACTTCAGATCGATAATGTGGAGGAGCTTGTCTGCCACGATGAGGCAGTCGCCGGTGCCGAAGCCGTCCGGCACATAGCAGGAGAAGTCCAGCCGCTGCTCAATGAGCACCTTTGGGTCCGGGCAATCCTGCCGGGCTTCCTCAATGGCTTCCAGAACGAACTCCAGGTAACTGTCCGTGTACATCTCCATTTCATCGGAATCGTACTTGCTGACAGGGCGGGTGGAGCGCATCTTCAGCGCCTTGCGGAGCTTGTGTTCTGCCAGCGCATGGGCGGCTGTGCCTTCGGCTGCGGCTTCCGTTTCTCTGTCCTCGAACTCCAATTCCAACCTTGCGGATGGGTTGCAGTGGAGCCAGCGGTGGGAGGAAGATGCCGAGAGGACTGCGTGACGATTAGGGGGCATACTTCAGCACCTCCACATCCTTGAGCAGTGCCTCATAGTGCTTGGGGTCGATGCCGGAGAGCTTCGGAGCACCGTACTTTTTAAGGAGCGCCTGGATCTCGGCCGTGAATCCGGCTCGACTCTTTTCACCGAGGACTGCTCGGACTTCTTCCAGCGTTAGCTCCTTTTGGGGAGCAGGTGCAGGCGTCTTCAGCTCTGCATCGACAGTCGGCTCATTCTGCAGCATGGCATCTGCCACAGCCTGAACGCTGTCCGCCAGGGAGCGAAGATCCTCGACCACATCGAGCAGGAGCTTGACCTTACTCATGTACACCACCTCCCATCGGAACTTCGGTGATGGCAATGGACTCGACCGAGTTGCCGGGAACCACGACCATGACCTTCTGCTTGGGACCCAGAAGCAAGGTGAAGAGTTTCTCGCGGATGCTGACCGTTCTGCAAGCAACTACG